ACACAGAGCAACAAGTATTTGACACCTGCCACCCCGCATACAGAGCATTGAAATGAACGTTTACACATTCCTCCAACACACTGATGAGATTATTCTCCGCACTTACACCGTGCAGAATGATGTTACTTTCCGTAATGGAAAGCGTGGGTCCTTTCAAGAGAAGGTGTGCTTTATGCGATCCGAAGTCCTTAAGACTGAATTAATCGCGCACCTCCCTCCTCTAACGGCTCCCCATCTGTCCCTCGTGGACATCATCCTCACAAAGGAAGAGTACGACCGGGCGTGGGCTGAGTTTGACGCAACAGGGAAAGATCCCTATATCCGCGTCCCTTCTCACCGACCCACCCCACTCGAACGCTACAATCATGAGCTCGAACACGCCCGGTGGCGGGCACAACAAGATAGCGGTTTCGTTGCCTCTCAGTACGCCAGTTTAGGAGATCTCTCCTTCCTGGGCGGACCTGAGGAAATCGCTGCCGGGAAGGCGGCGGTTCTTATTGAGAAAGAACCGTTCCTTCCCGACCGCATTCTCATGGAGTTCTCGGAACCTGGGGATGTGATCACCGCCGTATCCTGGGTCGGATCGGCACCCCCGTCAAAAACAATAATGACGGGGGCGGAGCCCGTTTGTATTCCCGAGATTGTCTACCAGACACTCTTTGGAATTCGAGCGGTGCTCCTGACCCTCCTGGACGCTGGTGGGCGTCTTTGTGTGGATGAAGACTACTTGGGAACTTCCCCCGTTGCTTGCGTATTCACGGCATTGGACATCATGACCAGCTGGTCAGCAAAATCCTTTGTCCCGAACGTCAAGTATTGGAAGGACTACTCCCTCGCGGTCTTTCTCCGCAACCCACCACCAAAGGTTCCTGAAACCTGGCCTTTCGCCACTTGGGACCCTTTATTCTCCGGCCGTCTTCGTGAGTTCTGGCGCCGTATGGCCCATCCCACGGAGTGTTCGGACGCCCCCGAGATCTTCCGCGCTAACTTTTCAATTGCGCAGTCGAAGCGGGGGTTCGCCACTGTACCAGAGGAATTCAAAAGATCCTCCTACCAGGGCCATGCGCAGAAGCTATCTACGCCCCCGCCTCCTCAGGCACCTGAGGTGACAGCCGATCTGAAGACCTTTATTAACGTCTTCTTTCGAAACTTTCGCCCCAGGGACCTGATTGGGTCTTTGACCCAGCGAGAGGCAACAACCTCCGCCACGAACAAGGCTAGCCGAGCTCAAGGTGGTGGCCGAGCGGAACTCCGCACCGGACTTAAGTACCGATTCGATACGAATGCCGACGGACTCACCCGCATGGTCCCCCTTGACCAAGGCGTCGTGGAGGAACGGGGACTCCTTCCCCCCACACGCGATGAGTGGCTCAGTATTGCCAAGGAGCCGATTGAGTTCGGTTACGAGTCACTACCGCCGAAGCTTAAGGAACTAATCCCCATTTCATGGAGAACAAAGCCCTTCTGCAAGGTCATCGCGCTTCAGGAACCACTAAAGATCCGCATCATCACCAAGATGCAGGGTCTCTCGTCGTTCCTCGCCGGTCCCCTCCAAAAAGCCCTCTGGACCTATCTCAAGAGATTTCCTTGTTTCGACCTCACATCACGTACCTTCTCGGAAGAAAACGTATATGATATGATGGAACGCGAAAGGAAACTTCACGGCGATAGAACCGCGGATTTCGTTTCAGGTGATTACTCCGCCGCAACCGATGGACTCGATATCCAGGCCACCAAGCTCGTCTTGGAGGCCATCGAAGCCAAACTGGTCGGCGAGGATCGCCATCTGATTCCGCACCTTCGCGCCGTGCTCCTCGAGCAGGTACTGATCTACCCGAAGGATGCCCAACAAGACCCCGTTCTTCAAAAGAACGGCCAATTGATGGGCTCAGTCCTCTCTTTCCCTATTCTCTGCATCTTGAATCTATTTACATACATTCAATCGCTTCCGGATAAGGTCCGAAGGGACTTCCTTCATGGTCGGCGAGCATTCAGACTCCTCCCCGTTCTCGTCAATGGGGACGACATCCTCTTCCGCTCCGATCCCGAACAGTACCAACGCTGGCTCGCTGCGACAAAGTCGGTCGGGTTCACCCTCTCGCTCGGAAAGAACTTCGTTCATTCCCGGTACATGACGGTCAACTCCCTTCCAATTGTCTTCGACGAATCAGTTCCCGCCCGTCTGGTGAAGACCGGCCGGATTACCTCGTGGACCCTCTCTGAGCCGTTCTCGGAGCAGCTCTCCATTCCAACCAAGATTCCTTGGGCTGACCTAGATGAGCTCGATGAGACGCATCCCTGGGTGTTCAAGAAGAGTCACAAGTTTCGTGTCCTCGGATACATCAACTTGGGGCTCCTCCTGAACCTTGCGGAGACAACCGACGAGCGAGGCCGTCACGGCCTCGTCCCTCTATCCTCATGGTATGAATGGGCAGTAATTGGCTCTATGAACCCCGTTAGGGCGCATAACCTCTTTCTCCACTACCACAAGGAGGGGATTGCTCGTCAGACCCGCTTCGGCAAGTGGACCCTTAACCTCTTTGCCCACCCACTCCTCGGAGGCCTTGGATTCAAGGTTCCCGAGGGAGTAACCCCTCGGTTCTCAGAGCCCCAACGACACCTTGCGTATCGCCTCCTCGAGGCTGCCAAGCAAGAGTTCGTTGGACCCGCCGAGGACCATCCTCTTCGACCCTTCACACGCTTAACGGCAATCAATACCGTGGAGACGTCTATTGGGACTCTCGGGGCCCGTCGATTCATCTCGGCGACTCTGGACACTCCCGTAGGCCCACTCGAAGATGGCCGCTC